TAAAATAAAAAAAAAAAAAAAATAACGTTTCCTTATGTATATGCCGGCATATGCGGGCAATCCACGAAATCCAAGACATCCTGTGGATTTCGTGGATATTGTGGATATTTTTCACAAGTCCTTGAAATTATTGGGTTTTTCGCGCATCCACGGCGTGGATATTTTGTGGATTTTTTCGCGGATGTGGATTTATCCGTGGATTCCCCTTTTGCGAGCGCGACCGCCGAACACTTTCCAAGATGGAAACAGTTCGGACCCACAGGACCGTCATTGCTGGATTGAAAGCCGTCCAACCATTGCACGAAAAAAATCATTGACGGCATGTTTAAAGCGTGCTAGTTCCCGCATGTCGCTATCGACGGATAGCGCTTTTTTTGCCGCGGGATGCTGCGACTCCCGCGGTCCCTTTTTCGCAGAAAAGGTAAGCAAGCATGATTTCAGCTTTAAAATTCAAGTCCGCAAGTACTTCCGATTACCCGGTTTCCGTCCATACCTTCGACGTTTTTCTGCGGTCAATCGCGACCGATACACCGGAAAAAAAGCGCTGCCGCGAATTGAAGGCCGCCCATGCCGACGCAGTTCGGACCGGAGACGCAAAGCGGATTTCCGCAGCAAAAAACGCATACGACGCGGCCAAAAGCACTGTCTCGCCATGGCTATTAGGCGCTAGCCTTAATGGCCCGAGAAACAACGCCAACGTAGTAGCTGAGGGATACGTCACGGTCGATTTTGACGACGTATCGGACTGCGAAGAGCTCAAAAACACCTTGTCCCTATGCCCGCACGTATTGCTTGCCGCTCAGTCGCTTGGAGGACGTGGCGTGTTTTGCGTCATCCCGACGACGCCGGAAATTCAGAAGAGCCCGGAAAAGATAAAGATTTTATGGCAGGAATTGAGCAATTACACAGGGATTCCCATAGGCGCTAAAGGCACAGAAGGCCCGCACATCGATAGCGCATGTTCGGACGCGGCGCGACTTCGTTTCGAGAGCTACGATCCCGTCTACGCGTACAATCCGGATGCAAGCAGATGGAAGCCGTTTCGCGATCTCGCATATGAGTGCTACATGGGCAGTCGGCTTTTCGATATCGCTCAATGCTTCGGCGGCGCGCCGGACCCCGGACGGGAGAACTGCCATGCCAGGAACGCATTCGCGCTTGCGGCTGCCAGCATGATTGCGCGCGCTCGAGTCTACGGGGAAAGTCCTTTCTTGCGGGACAGGTATTTCCCTTTTAAGGCGCAGACCGTTGTTCTTGGCCGGTCCGGGTCGAATAAGAGCGTGACTTTAGATGCTTTGCACGCCGTCGCCAGCACGTTCGCGGTTCAAGAGGTACTTTCGGCATCCGACGCATCGCTGATCGACGCCGTCGCGAAGAGCGCCGCGGAGTCTGAAGGCAAGGGAGAAAACATGACCTGGACCCAGCGCCGCGAGCCATTACCCATCCTTGAGGTCATCGACGAGGCCGGAGATGATAAAGCAGCGCGCAAGGGACGCGAATACACATCGCAGGCCGCAGACATCAGGCGCCGCCTGTTCAACGAAATGACGAGCCTGAGCAACGCCCTGAGCCGTCCCGCGCCAGGATTCCCGGTAAGATCCGCATACACGAATATCCAGTTATCCACGCCGGAACGTTGGGCGGAGAGCTCAAATGCTGGCGACGGGGCCGCCGGAGACGCGCGCCGCATCTCAGAGTTCTGGATGCCGACGCCGCTAGACGACGAGGGGACCAATGATCCCATCACGATAGGTCGCCTCATGCGCTTGTCCAAGGCGCAGGCAGAACCGCCCTCGGTGGACCGGCTGATCGACCTGTTAAGCGGCCTTGATTTGCGCGGTGAGCTACGTCTTTCTAGCGCCGTGAGTGATTGGGCGCTTGACGGCGCTCTACCGTACCTCGGGGGCGCGAGCCCGGAAGAAACGGCGCTAAACGTGACGGCATACCAGACGTTGTCCGTGTCCTTCGCGACTGCCTGCGCGTATGCTCGTGGTGCTGAGCGCATCTACGACTGCGACTTTCTCGCGGGGGTTTCGCTTTTCCTCGGGGTCCTGGAGACGCGCAAGCGGCTTTCTGCGCTTGCTTTCCCCGCCACTGAGACGCAGCAGAGCGCCATCACAGACATGATCCTGCGAACCGTGAGAGCATCTGGATCCGCCCGTCTCGATTTGCTCAAAAAGAAATGCGCGAGCCCCGACTTTGCTAGAGTGCTGAATGAACTTATGAAAAACGGCGTACTCGTTAAGTTCCGGATGATAGACGCCGGGCAAAAGCGCACCATGATCCGGGAGGCAACCGTCGAGGAAATCGCGCAACGAGAGGATGCCATGCCGGACTTTTCTGAGGAACGCGCGAACCGGGATAAGGTAGCGCGAAATAACGCTGAACTCGCAAGCCAGGATAAGGTGGGTCGCGTCGGAACTGACTTTGGGTCTTATGCGGATTGCGCGCCTGACGAAAAGCGTTCGCGCGTTCTCGCCTACATCGAAAAGTATCGGATTGGCCATCCGCTATGCCCTGGGTCGCGAAATAACGGGCTTTGGGAGCTCCGTGTTTTGCTCCAGCGCCGGAACAACATGTGGGACGACGTCGCCCAGAGGGCATTCATCGAGACGGCGCAAGAGACCGGCTTGCCGAACCGCGAAATCAAGCTGCTAATGCGGGCGAACATCGACGGCATAAATCCGATCGGCAAGCCTTCGTAGCTAGGAAATTCGCAGGGATCCGTCCCAGCGAAAAAAAATCAAAAAAAAAGGTTTGACAAACGTAAAACGTTTGTCTAAGCTGTGCCCATCGAACGACGGAAGGGTTCCGCGATTCGATTTAACGGGATCTGGATATGCTCCAGAGCCAAGCATGGGAGAATGAGACATGACGAACACCTCAAACAAAACGCGTAACGCTGAAATCCTCAACGCCATCGAAAGCGAACTTTGGCGCGCAGTCGATGCCGCTAACGATGCAGAGGATTCCCGATTCAATGACGAATGGGAACGCGAAGACATGATGATCGGGAAATGGTTCAATCGCATGGTCGAATGCGGGAAATTCGATAAGTATTCCTCGAACAGCCAAGCCGTCAAAGACGCCCTTGCAGAGCTTTGGAGCGATGTTCTCCCTGGAATCATCAAAGCACAGGCCACAGTCTTTTACGATGCTCTCGATGCAGCTGGCGTTCTCGACGACCACGATGAGATTTTGGAATCCTTCGCTATCTGCGACGATGCCGACCAGCTTTTCAGCGTCGATTCCAACGAAGACGGAGACGACGTGGAAATCACGGCAAATGAGGACTTTTCGGTGCTCGTGAAAGATTTCATCGATGAGTGCCAAGCCTAAATAATCTGCGCGGAAATGTTCCGCGCGTCTTGCCCCGAGGGCCGCAACACCCGTGGGGCCTTAACAATAGCCGAAATAGAGGGTTTACCAATGGCAGTTGCAAAACTTAGAAATGTTCGATTGATTTTCCCGAGAATGTGGAGTCCGAACGAAAATGGCAAGTACCTGTGCGGCGTTCTGGTCGCGAAGGACTCGCCCGCGTATGCCGAGCTCATGCGCGCGATCAAGGAAGCCTGGACCGCCGGACGTCAGAAATTCGGCGGAACATCCTTCTGCGAAAATCCGACGCTCGCACAAATCTTTAATCGCGCCTACATCAAGTCAGACGGCGGGCTCGACAGCAAGGGCAACCCTGTCCCGGAGTACTATTCCGGAAGCATCGGCTTTACGGCTAACGCCAGAAAACCAGTAGCGGTCATCGATGTAACAGGCGCGCCGGTTCAGGAAGGCGACGCGCGCGTCTATGACGGCCAGCTCGCAAACGTGAGCATGGATATCAGCCCCGTGTGCAAAGGCAACAACCCCTGCATCGGGCGCTACCTTCGCACGGTCATGGTCCTGAGTGGAGGTGAAAAAATCGACACAGGATTTTCCGATAATGTTTCTGCCGTCGATGAATGGGCGGATGAAATTCAACCCGGCGCGGATGCCTTCGGCGAAGTGCCATTCTAGGGAGGAACCTGATATGCCTGTCTGCTATATCATCGAGGGCCCGACTTGCGCGGGCAAGACAACTCTGGCTAAAGAATGCGTGAAGCAAGGACGAATTCTTGTCCCGTCGTACTGCTTTCACGTGTCGAACGTCGGGAGCCTGACTCCACCCGTCGAAAATCTCCAATACTTCGGCGAACATACGCCGGAGCGCATCGATGGCGAGTCTGCAATGAATCGCCAAAAGAGAATCCTGGAAGAGTACTCTTGCCTTCAGATGAAGGCATTAAATCGGGTTCGCAATGGCGAGTCCATCGTCATGGACTTTTCTACGCTGGGCGTTCGCGCATTCACGAAAGCGCTCGCCAAGTCCGGGAGAATTGCTCCGGTATTCCCTAGCAGCTTCTTGCAAGAGCCCGCAAGCGAATTTTACGATTTCGTGAAGGCCCTAAAAAAATCCGGCGCGGATGTTTACGTCACCGTGCTTTGCCCTCCGGCGAAGTTAATAGCAGAGCGACTTGCATATCGAAATCGAAAGGGAGATGACGCATGGGGTCGTGCCTTAACGAATAAAATCGCCATCGAATACCAGGAAGTAGCGCGCGAAATCATGATTGGATTGTCAAAGCCATAGGAGACGAAAAATGTTCGAAATAAAGTTTACACTTGACGCGACGCCCGAGCTCATAAGCGCTCTGCGGGGCATCGCAGGTGCAATTCATTGCGTGTCCTGTCCAGTTCCGACTTTGGCATCAGATGCCGTGCACGTGGATCCATCGCGAGTGTGCGGAAACGCCGAAACGCGCGAAGAAAACGACGTCGCCGACGAGAAGGACCAAAATTTGACCGCTGAGGCCCATGTTGATCCGGAACAGGCGGAAACACCCCGGAGCGCCGATGGGCCCAAAAAACGCAAGCATCGCGCGAAAAAAGAACCATCTGAATGCAATACCCAGTTTGCGCCCGCAATTGGTGACAAATCGTCACCAGCTGGCGTGGCAGAAACCGAACGAGCGACCCCGGAAGAGACGAGCGCTCCGGAGGCCGATCCGGAGACCGCCAAGGAACCATCGCCCGCGGAAGAAGCCCCGTCGGACCGGGCTGAGGACCCGCTCGCAGGCAAAGGCCATACCGGCGAAATCCTAGCCGAGCTCACCCGCAAGGCCATAGGGGACCTTGACGCGCTGGGCGTGGACCGAGGCGACGCGAACCGCCGCATTCGCGACTACTGCGCGCGAAATGAAATCAAGTTCCCGACGTTCCCTGCGTTGCTCAATGCCGTTGGATATGCCGAGGCAATCGCAATTTGCAAGGGGGCATGAAATGGGCAAGCCTTTATCCCCCTCTGCCGCGGCGCGCTGGATAGCCTGCCCCGGCTCGCATTATGTCGCGCAGCAACTTCCGCCACTCCCAAGCTCCACCGCCGCCGAAGAAGGCACGCTAGCGCACGCCTTCGCGGCGTGGGCCCTGTATCAGGCGCTTGTGCTCACGTATCCCGACGCGGAACTCGTTTCCCCTGCTCCCCCGGAGCCCGAAGAAGCGCTCGCTACCGAGGATATGCTATCAGGCGCGCAGACCTACGCGGACGCCGTGCTTGCTGAGCTCGCCGGGCACGGCGGAATCGACGCATATGGCCTCGAATGCGAAGTCTCCGGATACGGAGGAATGGTAAAAGGCCGCGCGGATTTCATCGCTTGGTCGAAAGATCGCACGGCTTTCGTCGCCGATTACAAGTTTGGCGGAGAGCCTGTTCCCGCGCAGAATAACCCGCAGCTCACGATCTACGGCTATTGCGCCGCTTTCATGCGCGTGAGCCATGCCGTGCGCGTCGGCATCATCCAGCCCCGAGCGGAGACGGCGGACCTTCTCCCGGCCGCGGCAGCATGGGCTACCGCAGACTTTTCCGGCGAGGGCTTCACTGATGCGGTCGCGCGCGCGTACAATTCCGACGCGAATACGCTTCGCACGCCCGGAGAGCATTGCCGTTGGTGCCCCGCGCGTTCGGTATGCCTCGCCGCTGTCGCGGAGCCTCTGTTGCTCGCGTGCACCGCGGCGGGACAAGCAGAAATGCAACAGGATGCGACGGATGAGCAGATCGGAGCATGGCTGACTGCGATCAAACGCGTCGATAAGGTCGCTGACGACCTTTCGCGCATAGCGAAAGCACGCATTAGCGAGGGCGCAGAAATACCGGGCTGGCGCATATCGTGGCGCAAAAAGCTCGATTGGGACACGGAAGAAAAAGACCCCCGCGCCGCGGCCTGCGAGATCGCGAACCGCCTCGGGATTGATCACGAGGACCTACTTAAAATTTCCTTAAAATCACCGGCTGAGATGAAAAAGACGTTGCCCGCGGATGCAATCGCAAGCGTGGCAAGGGAAACCGCGAGCTCGGCCCTCATCGGGAGCAAGTAACATGGCACCCGCGCACAAGGGCATTAGATACGGCGGGCGCAAAAGCAAGTCTAAGACCGGTAAACCCGCGAAAGCATCGGGCCTGCGGATCCCCGCAGAGTTCATGGAGTTTATCGAGGCCCGCATTTCAGCGGGCGACGCACAGACGCTCACGGAATACCTGCTCGGCCTTGTGCGCGAAGCCGCTAGTAAGCTAGGTGTTCATCTATGAACTGGCATCTAAGCGGAATTGAGCTGTTCGGAAATTCCGAACAGCTCATGGAACGGGGATAAGAAAAATGAGGCTGGTAGTAGATATCGAAACTACGAGCGAGTGTGACCTCGCGGCGTGCGGCGCGTGGGCCTATGCGGAGCACCCTACGACGCGTCTTCTGTGCATTGCCTGGTGCGACGCCGACACGGACGCGGCCCCGCAATCGTGGGACCGGCTGACTGGAACGGATGCGGAGCTTTCGGCGGCTTATGCCGATCTTTTGCACGCAGACCTGCTCATAGCGCATAATGCGAACTTCGAGCGCCACTGCTTGCGCAACCTCGCCGACCCCGCTTTTGGCGAGGCTCAGCGATGGATGTGCTCGGCCATGCTGTCCGGGTCGTTGGGCCGACCCAGAGCGCTCGCGGATGCGTGTAAATCCTTATGTCTTCCGCGCGACAAGCAAAAAGACGCTCGTGGAACAAGGCTCCTGAACACCTTTTCACGCAAAACACCGGCAGGAAGGATTTACGCCCCGGAGGAAAAGCCCGCTGAGTTTTGGGAGCTCGTCGCGTACTGCCGCCAAGATGTGATTGCTGAGCGCGCGATTTGGCGCGCCTTAGAGCCATTCGCGGACAAATATTTGCGCGCGCAATGGCTGCTTGACTGCGAAATCGAGGACTTCGGCGTTCCCATTGACAAGCTCGAGGTCGAAGGAGCGCGCCGTCTCTACGGCAAGCTGCAAGCGGATGCGGAAAAGCGCTGCATAGAGATCACGGGCGGCGTCTCGATGCGTTCAACCCCGGCGCTAAGGTCGTGGACGCGCTCCCAGGGATGGCCCCTGGATAGCTTCGCGGCGGCGGCTGTCGATGAGGCGCTTGCAGATACCATGATGTGCGAGCAGTGCCCTACCGTTGCGGAGTTCCTGAGGCTACGGAAAACAGCAGCCGGGACAGCCGGAAAAAAGTACGAGGCGATCAAAAGCATGCTCGCAAAAGACGGCCATTGCCACGGCATACTCGTGGGGCGAGGCGCGCATACCGGGCGCTACGTTGGTCGTGGCCTCCAGCCGCAGAACTTGCCTAGGGGGTCGCTTGAAAAGGCATTCATTCAGGACGTGCGTCGCATAGCCCGGTCCGCCGCGACGCATGACGTCTATAGCGCCGAAACGGAGCTTATATTTTGGGTCGGCGATGGTGCGAATGACGCGCTCTCCGCAATCCTGCGCGATTGCATCGCGCCACTGCGCGAGGATGAAAGCCTCGTCGTGGCCGACTACTCAGCTATTGAGGCGCGCGTTTTGGCGTGGCTTGCGGGCGAGTCGTGGGTCGAGGATATTTTCCGGGGCGACGGCAAAATTTACGAGCGAACCGCGGCGGCCATGTACGGCAAGTCCGTCGATGACATTTCGAAGCATGAGCGCATGGCCGGAAAAATCGCAACGCTTGCTCTGGGCTATGGCGGCGGAGTTGGCGCGCTCCAGGCATTTGCAGTGGGATATGGCGTGGATTTCGACGATTCTACAGCCGATGAAATCGTTTCGTCGTGGCGCAAGGCGCGCCCGAAAACCGTCTCGCTATGGTCGGCTCTGGGCAACCTTCTTTTGAGCGCTGTTTGCGGCGCCTATTCTCGCCAGCATCGGCTCTGCATAGGCGGCGCGCGTCTCATTGCGCGAAGGGAAAAAATCGCAGGTCGCGACACGGTGCAGATCGTTCTCCCGTCTGGGCGGGCGCTGACGTACTGGTCACCGCGCGTCGAGCATGTCGGTGACAGACGCGAGATCGCGGTCGAGACATACCATTCTGTAGGCGGCGGACCGGGATCCGGGATCAACGCGGAGGCCGAAGGCGCACGCTATTCGCGTGTATGGGGCGGAAGAATCTGCGAAAACATAGTGCAGGCCGTGGCGTTCGACCTTCTGCTCGCGTCTCTTTTGCGGATGCGCGATGCCGGCTTAAAAATCGCGTTTCATGTTCACGATGAGATTGTCGTGGTCGCGAAAACGAAGGACGCGGAGGACGTCGCGCGCATGATGGTCGCGTGCATGACGGATCCCCCGGAGTGGGCGCGCGATCTTCCACTGGCGACCGAGCCCGAAATAATGCCGCGCTATCGGAAATAGCGCTAAAAATAAGTGCCTCATGGCCCTTGAAAAAATTCAAAAAAGCATGTTGACAAACGTTTTACGTTTGTCTAAAACGCAACTTGTCCGACGGGGAAAAGGGTTCCCCATCCGGGCTTCGCGGGATTTGACCCGCAGGAGAAAATATCATGGCAAGCAAACAAAACTGCATCGAAATCAGGGTTCGCAAAATTCACGACGGTGGGTGGGTTTGGAAGAACAACGCTTGGCGCCCCCGCAAAAACGAGGAATATTTTATCTGCTGCTCCATTGTCAACTTCGACATTCTGACTAGCGGGACGAAAGCGGAGATGATTGAGTTCCTCAGACGCTGGGGCTTCGACTACGTCCCAAGCAAAGTCTACTACGGGAGATAAAACAGACCGGGCCGAGAGGCCCGGCATCCTGTAAAATTACGACGTAATGCACGGAGATTAGTCATGGATAAGATCATAGCTTTTGAGAGTACGCGCCTCGGCGCTGTCGTTTGTTTTCTCGCGAATCTCGCGCTCTGGGGCCTAATAGGATGGCTGATAGGTGTGCAGGCATGACCGGAGCTTGCTCAATGGGTAGGGCGCTAACCGAAGAACAAAAAGAAATCATCTGTGCCTGCGTAATGCGCCCATACCTCGCAATTTGGGCCGACATGGGCGCGGGGAAGACGGCGATCACGCTCCACGCAATATCCGAGCTTTTGCGCCTCGGCTTCATTCGCCGGGCCGTCGTTGTCGCCCCGCGCGCCGTCGCTGATAGCACCTGGGCGCAGGAAGCGGCGCTTTGGGACGACACGAAAGACCTTCGCGTCGTCGTGCTTCGCGGCACTCCGCCGAAGCGCAAAGCGCAGGCCGCTACGCCCGCGGAAATTTACTGCATCGGGCGCGATGGACTCGCCGAAAAGAACGCGCATCGCGGCTGCATAGCAAGCGCCGATCTCATGGCCCTGGCGGCGGATTCGGCAAACACGCTGCTTGTCGTGGATGAGGCAAGCTCGATCAAAAACCCGCGGTCTTCGCGGTTCCGGGCTCTCGCCTACTTCAAGTGGGGACGCGTGATCGAGTTGACCGGCACGCCGACGCCCCAGGGCGTTGCGGACGTTTGGTCGCAGATGTACTTGCTGGACCGCGGGGAAGCGCTAGGGAAAAATATCACGGCTTTTCGCAGACGCTACATGACGCAGGGATTCGGGGGTTTCGGCTGGAACGAAAGGCCGGGCGCGGCTGATGAAGTGCTCGGGCGTATCCGGCATTTAGTCTTGCGCCTTGAAGCTCCCCCGCCCTGCGATGTCGTTTACGAGGACGTGCCGGTCACGCTCGCACCTGCGGAGCTCAAACACTACGACGATTTCCGGCAGGCTATGGTCGCTGAAATTCAGGGACAGGAGATAACCGCCGTGTCTGCCGGCGCATTGACCGGAAAGCTATGCGCGTGGGCAAGCGGCGGCGTCTATGACTATGCCGGGGATCGTATCGTTCTTCGACCGCATACCCGAAAGCGTGAAGCACTGTCCGAGCTTTTTCGCGCGTTAAAGCCGCCATTTTTTGTGCTTTACTGGTTCAATTTTTCAGTGGAGGACATCAAAGAGGCTGCCCATGCGGCGAGGCTCAAGTTCAGGCTTTTCGAGAGTAAAGACCCTCGGATTGTGCCCGCGTGGAACGCGGGCGAGATCGACGTTTTGGCCGCGCACCCGCAAAGCGCGGGCATGGGCCTAAACCTTCAATCCGGTGGAAGCATAGAGATCTGGCTAACGCTCCCATGGAGCTCGGAATTGTGGCTTCAGACGATTGCCCGTCTGGCGCGCCGTGGACAGCGCGAGACGGTGAAAATTTACAGGCTCATCGCCCACGGAACGATCGACGATCGAGTCTCGAAGGTACTGGGCGGAAAAATCGACCTCCAGAAGCTCATTCTGGACGAAATCAAAGGAGAAAAAATCTCATGAAATGCAAAAACTGCGGACGGGTTGCGGCTGATTGCGAGTTCGATATAAAGTTGAACGATGGTTCGACGATTCAAGGGCCCGTTCAATTATGCTGGAATTGCCTAAAGAAACGTATGGCTAGCATTTGGAAAGCGGAAAAAGAAATGACAACGACACCAGAGGGCCGCGTTTCTGCGGCATTGCGACAGGCCGTGATTAACTGCGGCGGGGAGATCCGCAAGGTTCAATGGAAGGGTCGCGTTGGCGCGCCTGATTGGCTGGTTATGCTGTGTGGAGGCGCGGTCTTCGTCGAAACGAAGGCGCCCGGCGGTGTACCAAGGCGCTCGCAGATGGCTGAATTTAGCCGCATTTCCCGCGCGAGCGGTATACCCGTGCTGGTCATAGACCGCGCGGAGGATGCCTGCGACGTAATAAATGCGCTGATGTCGAGGTCTGAAGGCGACCACGAAGCCTACCGCCGCATATGCGAGGAATACTCGTTCGAGCGCTTCTGTATGGAAAAACAATGCGGCTAATTTTCGTGATGGCTTTTTTTGCCCTAAATTTGCCCGCTGTCGCGTTTTGCGAGCCTGACGGGCGTTTGCCTAGGTGCGAGCCATTCAGGGCCGCTGTGACGCAGATTTTGCGAGAAAACGGCGTACCTGAGAGGTTCTACTATCTCATGGTAGCGGAGTCGGGATGCCGGAGCCTGGATGTTCGGTCCAGGAAAGGGGCAGTGGGCTTCTGGCAGATGATGCCCGCGACCGGAAGGGCCCACGGGTGCGAAGACTTGGAAGACCTCGAATGCGCGACGCGCGCAGCGGCGTCGTATCTCAGAGACTTATCGAGGCGTTTCCGCGGAGATGATATTATCGCGGCATACAATATGGGCGGGCACAACTTCGCCAAGCACGGCATGACGGCGGAGGCACGTGGCCTCATTCAGACCGTGCGTAAACTCGAAAAGCAGGATAAGGAGCGCTAAAATGTTAGTTCTGATCGAAGGCAATATATCTGCGGGCAAAAGCACGATATGCGAAGCTCTGCATGGGCACCATTTCCAGGAGCCCCTGATCGACTTTTTGCCGTTGTACTACGGCGACCCGGGCCGCTGGGGCTATGCCATGCAGATGACCGTTCTGACGCACCGTTACAAGCAATGGAAACTCGCGCAGGCGTTGAATCTGAACGACCCCGGCGCGGACTGCCTGCTCGATCGAAGCCTCTTCTTCGATCACTGCTTCGCGCGGCTCGTACACAAGCAAGGCAATATGACGGATTTGGAGTATCAGTCATACGTGGACCTTCACGGCGTTCTTCAAGAGCAAATTTATTTCCCGGACGTGTGCCTGTGGCTGAGATGCAAGCCAGATACGTGCCTGCAACGCCTCAAGGCCCGCGCGCGGTCATGCGAGGCCGGCGTTCCGCTTGACTATCTGCGCGCGCTCGATGACGAATACGCGGACGCAATGCGGACCTTCGCGCGCAAGTGCCCCATCGTCGAGATCGACGCGGAGCAAGACGCATTGCACGTGCTATCGCAATGCCAGCGCGCGATTGCGGAACGGCGCGCGGAGCTGAACAACACATGGCCCCGATGGAAGGGCGGTTTATGACAAAAAAATCCCAATGAGAAAAGAAATCGACCCAAAAATTCAAGCCGCCGCGGCGTCCTATGCAGAGCGGTTTTCCGGTAGAACGACTTTAGCTCACTTTGTCGCGTTTCGCCTTTCAGGCGCCGGTGTGGTCGCTCGCATAGAGTACGACGAAAGACGCGCCCAAGCGTTTGCCTACCAGTCCGGCGGCGAATGCTTCGCGGTCCTGCCGATCGCAGGCGAAAACGGCGCGACAATTACGCGCCTCAAGCCATTGACCGCTGCCCAATGGCGCGCGAGGATGATCGGTAGGCGATGAGACGAACCGTCAAAAAAAAACCCCGCTGTTTGGGCACCGTTGGGAGGCCTGCGGGGAATCTGCGCGCCTTATACGCAAGGCGCTCACATTTGTCAATCAGGAAATAAACGTTCTCCTCGCGAAAAGCGAATGGCGTTCGCGCGCCTCAAAAAGTCGCCGTAATAAAGCCGCTCCCACTCACGGCGGCCCATGCCAGAGCCCTCTAGGTGCCCGATGCCGGACACGCGCAAGCGGTACTTGTCCCAACGCCCGCCGTCGGTCATCGCATAGGCGGGGTGAATGGGCAAGTCGTTCTCATAGAGATATGAAAACACGTCTCGCGCGCTCATGTTTGCGAGCGGCGCAAAACTGTTTGGGCTTTCCACGCCATAGGCCCTATATCGCTTCTCGCGCGCGCTGGACTCGTCCCGTCGAATGCCGGTCACGTGAATGCCCTTAGTCCTGGCGAGCTCATCCAAGACGCGGTGCCACTTTACGGGCCTCCCAGCGGAGTCATAATAGCTCGCATCGGCATTCGCATAATCGTAGAGGATGCCCGTGTAGTCGTGCTCGAGCATGTCTCCCAGCGCCGCGTGCACCGCAGGGATATCAGGGTTTCGCGTGTCCACGTTGTGCACGCTCACGATTTGCGCGCGCGGCTCAATCTGTCGGAACATGTGCGCCACCGTTATCGAGTCCTTGCCATAGGACAAGCCGATATAATATTCATCCGGTGTATGCCGCGCGCAGAAGTCCGCGATCAGAGAACGCGCCTCATCGACGCGCCGCCTGTATGCGTCCGTCTTCGCGTTCGCGCGGTCCACCACGAGCATTTCGTCCCAGTGCTTCATGTCCCCAGGCCGGAAACGCATCGACGTGATAATCATGCCGGCCTCCAGACGTCCATATATCGCTGCGGATGCCAATACGGCGGCTTACATCCCATGTGATCCGCGACGGCGCCAGAATAGGGGCACGCATCGCCAGAACGCGGAACTGGGCGCATGAGCACGGGTAAAACGCCATCTGGGTTCGGCGCGACGTGCCAAAATGGCTCTGATTCCTCGCACTCCCAGCCTGCAACTATGCCGTAGCCCTCGCGGCGAAGAGGACCAATGGACCGGACCTCGCGAAGCATCCGCATAAAGTCGTGCCTGTACCCCCGAACATACCACGCTACGCGGTCCACAGCGTAGCATTGCACCGGCAAATACCGGGGCTTGTATGGGCCGCACAAAGTAAACGCCTTGCTTGCTTGGCCGGGGGATAGAACGTCCATTACAGAGTTGAGGTCAAACCGCGTGCTCAGGTGGTCCATCCAGGATGATTCAGCGTGCCAGATAGGCGAGGAGCAACAATACACGCGCTCGCGGCCTGCGTCGAAGGTATCAAGTGGCACGCCGTGCAAGAACTCCCACGGGATAGCCTCGCTCCGGCTGATAGGCGTCGGGCGCCCGCCGCGCCCGAGACGCCGGGCCATATTGGCAAGCACGGCGTCGAGCATAGGCGGCCCGAACGCTATCGGGGAAGCAAGACGGCATGTGATCTTATAGTCCGTGCTATGCTTCATTTCTTCGCCTTTTTCTGGGGCCTTTCGGCCTTTTCCGGGGCGAATAAGCCGTTGAGCAGTGCAACGGCATCCGCGGCGTTTTTCTGCACGTAAGCCTTATATTCAGCGGTGCAAGCCTCTATGTACTCCTGCGTGTATTCGCATGAATATTCGATGCTCAGCAATCCGTGCCCGGCGCGCCCGCATCCGCCGATCACGTTATCCGCGGCTTGAAGCGCCGAGAAGAGGCATCCGACCTCGAGTTCTCCCGCGCAGTCTGCAAGCTCGACGCGGCAATAAAATTTAGAGCCGCGCAGGACGCATTCGCCAGAATAGATCATTCGCCGGTCATCCTCTGCTACGTCTTCGCATCCGCGCGTGTATTGGAATTCGCCGATGCACTCATCGCAAGGCGGCGCGTTGTTTCCTATGTCGATGCCGGACAAGCGGAGGATCGTGTCTCTGGTCTCCGCGCACGCAAGCAGGCCACGCCCGACGTGCAGAATCCCCGGGACGATATTCCCCGGAAAAGCCCCGCCGAAAACGCGGACGAAAGGCACGGCTCGGCAAAATTCTCGCAGCGCTTCGCCGTTTAGCGTCTTGCCGCCCGTCAAATTGCCCCCGTGATAGAGCAAATCCGCGAGCTGAAAACTCGTCTCGCCCTTTATTCCGAGGCCATCGACAAGGATCTCCGCGGCGGGCTCGCGCATGAGAGCATGACGCAAGGCGTTACCGGACAAGACAGGCACCTCGACGGGCGGGGTGCCTTTGCTCAGTACTGTCTCGCGGTTCAGAATCGCGACGTTTCCGCGAGTCCCCATCATGTGTGTTATAGGCTCTGAGGCCGTAAGCAAAAAGTGAATAACGGGCATCTCACACCTCCTGGGGCAATGCAGAGAACTTGCGGTTCTCCCAGATACCGCGCGCGCGGACGATCACAATCAAATGCTTCTGCGACACCACGGATTTTAGGGCCGTCATGTCTATGTTTTCCGCATCCGCCAATAATTTAGCGGCCTCGTCACTCCGGGATACCGCCGCGGCGTCCGCCATTATGTGCGTGAGGAGCTCCGCGAAAAACTCCTCAGCATTGCGTGCCTTTGATGCCGCCGCGAGAATGCCCGTGTCGATGCGCGTCCAGAGCGTCGTTCTCGCGAGATCTTGCCCGAAAAACAACGGCGCGATACCGCAAAGGTCCACGCACCAGCGCTCCGCCGCCTGCTTAGCGGCGGCCTTGTCATCCGCAGAGCCGTCGCCGAAGGCGAGCCGCTGGCGGAACTCCTCGAAAGAAATGCCTGTTATCATAGAATCTCCCTAAAAAGCCGCGTGTTCGCGGGTTACTTCCAGCCGTCTTTAGGCCGCGCGAGCCATGCCGCGAGCCTTCCAAACGGAGTGCCTTGTAAAGCCTGAAACCAGTTCAAAATGACGTCCTCGGACAATCCTGCGTCAAGTAGCGTAGATACTTGCATCGGGCTCGGCGTGTCAAGCAGAGCCGGCTTTCCTATTTCCGCAGTCATACGGTCCAAAATACCAAGCCAATGCGCGAGCGCGTAAACGTCCGCGCGGATCGTCTCATCCTCCAGGCGAACCATAACGTGCAGGCCGTCGGCAATGAAAACCGGCGTCTTGAAAATATGATGTTTTTGCCCGCTGTCGCTGAGTACCACCGCGCACTCTTCGCCTACCGGCGCGCAAAGAATGAAATCGCGTAGTTGCCTGACGTGCGCTTTAGTCGCCGCAAGTACCGTGTCGCCGTGGCATGCCCACGAGAACATGCGGTTCGCGAGCGGCCGACCCGCGCCCGGCTTATCGGTCTTTTGCGTGCCGTCGATCATCCGCAGTGGCTGCACGCAGTCCCCTAGGGAGGCCGCGCAGCCGGCGCATATATAGGGGCTGCCCGGCCTCAATAGCTCGCCGTAGTCGGTGAACGTATCCTTGATAAAGTCTTTTTTTGCGAGCTCGCCCTTGATCTGAGCCGCGCAGAACGCGCAAACGTCCTCGCCTGGCTCGCTTTTTCCGAAAAACTTTGATGCTCTCATTTCTTTTCCTTCGTATCGGCGCCATCCACGATGCCATAGAATCGCCGCAGTGCGTCGATCTGCGCCGCGCATTTCTCCCATGCAAGCAAGGCCGCGCTTGCAAAGTATGCAAGGTCCTGATTAGTCTCCAGTGCGTAAGACCTCGGTCTCTCGCACGGCGTCAGAAGCGCCGACGGCGGCGCTATTACCTCCGCAGGCCGCGTAATCTGCGAAGGCGTCGCGCACCCCGCCAGGGAGCTCACACATAAGCCAATCATGGCTAGAGTTATCAATGCTTTGCCGTCTTTCCTCATGCTTGCCTAAAGCATCCTGAATAGCTGCGGTTGCCCGCAGAACTGCCTCGTCCGACCGACGCGTGTATTCGCGAAGCGTCGCGTTCTCAGCCCGCGCCGCGGCGAGCGCGGCCCGCGCTTCGCTTGTCTCGGCCTGAGCCGCCTGAATATCGCGCTGTGCATTCCGGCCCGAGCATTCTGCGATGACAAAACTCAGCCCGAGACAAGCAATGCTATAAATCACGATCGCAATCGTTTGTTTCTCCGGCACTGTCATTCTCTGCTCTCCAGAAATTCACGGATAAGGACGCGAACGATCTCTCCCGCCGATGTACCGTTTTCCTGAGCGTATGCCTTAAGCGCCTCCCAGTCGCGATCGTGAAGCCTGATCGCCTTATGTACCAACTCTCCACCGTATGCAAGACCTTTGCAGCTCTGCAATTCTCGGATAGACTTAAACTTCATGCGCAGTATCCATCTTGATCGCGTTGTACGAATAAATGACGTCGTATTCAGAGGGAACACAGGATTCAGATAAAGGCCATCCAACCTTAAGAATGCGCTCCGTGAAGCGTACTATCCTGCCATTGCGAGGGAATTCAAATGTCACCCGTGACCCGTCAGATTCAACGACTTTCGCGATGCCCAGCGGTATACAGTTTGATGAAATTCTGTATTTCTGTCCTTCGGCAAAGCATTTCCTTCTTTTGCTCATTACCATACCTCCGTGAAATGTCCTAGACGGTATAACCGCCAGCTATTATGCGTCCGAACTTGTCAAATTGAACTTTCTCTGGGTCAAAGCACTTGAAGCTGAACCGGCTAAATTCCGGCGTCTTCGCTCTGTATTCATCCCTGAGTGATGCGGCTTCCGCAAGGCTGGCAACGCGTGTGTTGACGTATGATTCGCCCGCGTAAATAATGACCTGTATTTCGTCGGTTGCTTCTTTTTCTTCGGATGATTTCTTGTTCATGCTTGCAACTCCTGCATAAAGATCGCGAAGGGCGCAAGAGAAGGCGATGCGATACGACCCGGCGATTGCTTTTGTTTCGCGGGCGATTTTGTGAGCAGCTTTGAAGAGTTCTGATTTCGTCATTGTCTTGCACCTTTTCGTTTTCGGGTTTAAGCGCCTCCGGGTCCTTTCCCCGTCGGACAGATGCCTTATATTTGGCTTGTATACACAAGTCAAACAAAAAATAAAAAAATTCGCAAGGCCGAAACCCCGCGAACTTTAAGGTTTTTGTCGCTGTCAATGACGTCTGGATTCAACTTCGATGAGGAATCTCTGCCAGGCATATTCTCCGTTTTCGCCCGTGACTTCATTCACGTCATTGCCCACGAATGGCCTCGGGCATCTTTTGCCAGTAACATCGAAATGCCGGACGATGTGGTCCATCGGAATGCCGTATGTATCCGCGAGTTTGGCAACGAGCTGTGCGCCATCCTGAATCACCGTGTCGGTGAAGTACCAATCACGATCGCTGACTGATTTGCTCGTTGGATCTCGCTTTCGTTCTACCAGGTCCACGCCAAGGCTGTTGTTATTTTCCGCGCGGCATTTGTTTGACGTGCAGTATCCGCCAACGTGCCACGCCCTGTGCTTATCCCGGACGATCTGAATGACAGCGTCATCTCCAACGAGGTAATGCGTCGATGACTCGCGTTCAGACCGACGAATTGAGCGTTCCACGACTGATGCTTGCCCCTGCGCCGTTGCGATGCCTGAATAATGGACGACAATCCACTCAATGCGTGCCTTCGACGTGCGCAAGCTAAACTTATGATCCAGGTATTGATGCCTGATTTCCATTTTTTACCTCTTTTCGCTCTCTCGTGAGCTGATTTCCGCGCTAAAGTCGCCCTTCCTCAGGACGACCGGCGGAATAGACAAAGGCCATCCCTTTGCCTTGCACTTCTCATATGTACGAAGCAAGACAAACAGGCACCCGATTACCATTCCGCCGATTATGACGGCAAGCCGCGACGTATCATCCAGATGGCCAAAGTTGATAACCGCGCCCATCGCCAAGGCGAGAATAGTGACGACCACAATCCAACGAAGGCTTATCACCATTCTAATCTTTTCGGAAACCTCACAAATTGGCACGATTACCCCAGTCGCTACCAAAAATCCTATCAAAACAATTGTTGTTGCCATCTCGCTCATGGGCAAACCCTTTTATCAAAATTCTCTCTCAAGATGCTCAAATCCAGTTTCTTCCAAGATTCGTAGAACGTCGTCCATCTGGTCCTCAACTAGCCATTCGACGAATCCCTGCTCACTATACACGGGCACCACAACGTGGTCTTGCGTGATTCCGTATGCTCGCACGCGACCTTTTCGTTTGACACCGAAGAACCTTTGTGGGCGGCCACTCGTTCCGTAGTATCGAACGTTGTCCACGCGCTCACCTGTGCTTGTCACTCGCTCCTTGGTCACTGTCTTCCAGCCATAGGGCAAATGAACGCGTCGCGGCTCTCCATTCTTCCATTTGTTAGTCGGTGCCCCCCAAGCGCGTGTATCGCCTGCGTTCGGATTGGCGCCGCGCAACTCGATGCTATACGCCTTCGCCTTTGTATCGATGAACAAATAATATCCGCTGACATTCTTGATTTTGAATGGGTGATGCACGCGCGCATATTCTTTGATAGCGGCCGACGCGTCGCGCTTCCATTGCTCAATAAAGTCCATGTTCATGCGGGGACCCTCACGGCTAACACAAAGAGCCATTGAACCGGAGAATTGCTATCAGGCGCGGAATTTGACGAAACAGCGACCCATTTCTGTCCCAATCCTGTATTCTTCGCTTTGATTTCAAGGCTCATTGTCTCAGATGGCGTCGCTATTATGTGTAGCGTTTTTACGGCATCTCCGCCTTTTATGACGTCGCCGGATGAAACGCTGCTCCCCCAAACTGTTAGAAACTGGAAGGACCCTTCCATGGGTACGTCTTTCGATCGCTTCAAAGCCTTTACAAATCCCTCATACGAGAATTCCGCATGATTCGCGGCTTGTAGCACGAGCGAATAGACTTCGCTAGCCCAAACGGCGCTCCATCGAGAATCTTCGGTGCCTAGGGTGCGCGTGCTATCCGCCGACGGCTTAATGTTTCCATCGATGATTATCCCCTGTTCGGCCTGAAGCGTGAGCGGATATGATTCTCCGCCTTGAATCGTCAGTGATTTCGAAGATGCAGAAAGGAACGTTTTCGGCTCTGTGGTAGACTGCCAAACACGAAGCGATAACGCGGACCCATCGGTCAATTGAATCTCCGGCGTGCTAACCCTTCGAGCATCAAAGTAGTTTTTCACCGAGACCGGACCCTGGAAGTCAACCGCTGAAAAAGTGACTTTATCGCCGAATGTCTTTTCACCGGCTATGTATTGAGCTTCCCCGGTATCTGTGTCCCCCGCGATGTGGCATGATACAAAACGATCAAGGTCGCTTAGCATCGCCGTGTTCGCATCCGATACCTCAACGGTGGCTTGCCCTGTGTTCGAGAACGTAATCTCGAAATCAACGCTGACGCCGACCACCGATTCACTCGCCGCCGGAAGATTGAACATTGTTGAGTCCGAGGATAGAATGGCAATGACATTTTCACCGCTCAGCAAGGCCACGGATCTACATGTCTTCATCGTGTCCGTAGATCTGAACAATACTACCGCTCGCAATGTTGAACCGGTCACGGATAGCGACAGAATCCTCGATGTTACGCCGCCAAAAGCTCCCGGTAACTGGTTCAACGTCGTTACCTTGCGAGCCCGGTCCACACTGATCAACGCGCTGCTCACGGCGCCGCCGGTAGCTCGAACCGGATTCGATGTACTCGATTCCGCGAAGTATGTGCACCCCCAATCTGTAACTTGCTGAACAATCCATTCCGCCATTTTCTATGCTCCTTGTGATTTACGTCAAATTCATGCGCCTGTAACGGATCTTGTTGATGCTTTTCCCTTAAATTTCGTAAACGTGCAAGCGTTCCCGGCGGACACGAATAGGTCGGTTTCTCCATTGTCGCCATAATGCAGGTTCACTCCATCAAATCCAAGCACGGCGCGATGCGCCTTTGGAATCAGGCGTTCCATCATTCTTTGCCTTTCAATCGTTACACCCGGGGGGCTCTCTAATTGGATATAATATCGCCAAGTGGATTCACGAACTATCGACACCTGAGACTCCGGAACATCTGCGAAGATGGACATCCCCTTTTTTAGGTTCGCATAGGATCCTGCCGTGTATCGAGTTCCCGCGAACTCATAGACGAACCGTGCCTTTTCCTGGCGCGTCGCGCTTGGGTCGTAAACCACGACCTGCAAATCCTTCGCCGTGCGATCCAGCTCATCGTCTCGCATGGCTTGCGCGGATGATTGGGACGCTTCGCACGGTAGGGATTCGCATCGCTCGAACACGGATTGCATTGCTGATGATACAGACCGTGAGATGGCGTTCGCAATAGGCGTTCCTTGCGAGTAAATCGGTAGTAATTCATTCAAATCAACATCAGTTAGATTCATTGCCGGTCCTCTACATGTCGTTGTCTTCAATCAACAGGTAATTGAACGTTTTAGATGCTATATTCGTTCGTTGTACAGGCAATATATCACCGGGTACCTCTTGCTGTTCGCCATATTTCACTACCTGGCGCGCTGCCAGTATGCCGCCGTCCGTGTCGAGTCCCGCGATGATTTCATTGAACCTCTGCGAAGCGACGTCCTTGCCGATGTTGCGCATGTAGTAGTCTTTGAGGCGCTGGCACGCCGTCGTGGCGATTTCGGCGGCCTTATCGCGTCCGATGCGTGACGGGTCAAAATGAACTTCGTAGGTTACGTTTGGATACTCCTCGCCGCAAAGGTACACGTCTTCTACGAAGTCATTGATTGGCCGGTTCTGCTCAGCTTCTAAAGCCCTTTTAAGGCCGGTAAGGACTAGACCCCAATCTTCTGTTCCGTCAATCAAAGAAATGTATATGCGCAGCGTTCCTGGAACAAAGTCTGCGTCTCCATCAACCAGACAATATGCGTCCAATATGTACGGGCTGTATTGCCTGCACCATGCGTTGTAGTACGCCTGGCTACCGGCTGAACGAACACGAGCCGCCATATCCGGAATCATAGCTCGGAATGCGTCGTCGCCGTCCGTCGTGTACGGATATGCGTTCGGATTTGCACCGGTTGTTTCCGTTGCCTGCATGTATTCGACGACGCCGTCATCAAATTCCTGGCGCAATCTCATCGTGAGCGGCTTTATACCATTATTTGATTCGTCGGTCGTCCTTGAACGAAACTGCATTGCGCGAAGCTCTCCCGCGGGGACCGTGATCGACTCAATAGCTTCGCCGATGTCAGGTTCAAACTCGTGTCCGTTTCCGTCGTCAAGCGTCACCGTGTCCTGGTTTACGATCAACGTTCTCTGCGTATCATTTACGACAAGCACGAGACATTTCGCATACGTAACCGAAGGCCTCGTAACGCCAAGGTTCTTTGCCAGCGCGTCAAGGTATTCGCCTCTTGCTGTGTCGATATATCGATTCGCAGCCATATCATTGAAGCGATTCACGATGCCACCGAAGACGTAGGCGACGGCGCTCGCGATTGCGAACTCATTTGAACCGATTTCCAGGTCACTTCCGGTCTCCGCCTTGTACTGGGCTTTGATACTGTTAAACAGATACTTCGTGTCCAGGTCCTGTATAAATTCTAGTGGCATTCAGATTCCTCCGGTACTTCTATGCGCCTTTAATCACGGCCGCAAATTCGCCGTCGCCTTTTCTCTCAAGTCGTTCGACATCGATGCTCGGGTACCATTTCGCGCACTCCGCGCGCGTGCTTGCAAGGGTGATCGCCGTCGGCGCCGGATCGTCTACCACGCCAAGACCGAACGCACGGAACAGGCAGTGCGTGCCGCGCCTGCATGATACCATATTTGCGACGTGGTTTGCAGTATCTCTAATGTTCATACGACAACATCCTTTATCCGCTCTTTATAGCGAATTGTCCCCTCGGTTAGACTGAATGATATACTGCACGCAAATATGCCACACGTGGCATCAATATCAGGAACGAATTGTGCGCCGACAACGACAAAGTCGCCTCTATCTTTGCCATTGTAGATCAGCCGAACGCGCTCGCCAACGGCATCCTCGCACATCGCAATATACTCTGGAATTGATTGACCGTCGTAAGGCATGATCCTGGCGTCGATTGTAGCCGTCGTGGCTTGCGTCCTACCACGGTAGACCGTGTCCTGTGGTCGCTTTGAACCGTCATATCGAGTTGTCTGCTTCGTAGCGACTGAGCGACCGTAGGATAATTGACCGCTATTGAGCAGCGCGAGCTTACGCCCGTTCTCAAATAAGAATCGATTCTCTGCCATTTTTGGCCCCTGTCGGTACTTTTGACGGTACACCGGTCGGGCCGACCGGTGTAGGATGAAAGTGCGTGTTCAATGATACCGTTGGCGATTTGACGTCGGATTTTGTAGTTACGTCGCGAACAAATGAAGCTCCGGACTTGCCGCTCACGTCTCCGGTAACGGACAGAGCTCCGCCGACACTAACGTCTTTTTCGATGCTCAGCCCCTTGCTACCGTCCACGCGATAGCCCCAAAACGCGCCTTCAAGGCCCACCAGTGCGACACCGACGCCGTTGTCGGAATCGAATGCGCCCAGAACGCGCGAACCGCGCTTTATATCGCACTGATTTGGGCGCAGAGACGGCGGAAGATGCAGAATACACTGCGTGTTTACCTCATGCTCACAATGCGCCGTGGCACTCATCGCTGCACCGGCTTCGTCGGTGTCCGTTCCCATTTCGTCTATTATCATGTAGCAAAGCTCAATCATACCGCGAACGCCTCCAGCGTCAATATCTCGCTAAGATAGTCCTTCTCGGTGCCGTTGACTACCACAATCACTTGCTCGTTTTGTAGTTCTAGTGAAAGGGCGCTCCCAACGACAATATCATTTCTCAGTGGCATTGCGATACGAAGCCTACGCGACTTGAAATTGACCGCGTCAAGCACTGCAGAGGCGACGGCCTTCGCGTTCATTCGTATCGAACTGCGAACCACGTGGACTACTCCGGACGGATTACCCGCCATAAATCGATTCACGCCGTCGCACCAATCGACGCCAGCGAATCCCTCGCCCCTGTTGTCCTCTATGACGTCGAATTGAGTTTCCGCGAGTGGTAAAGCAAACGCTATATCTTGCCTTCTCGTCGCCGGTAGAACGCGGATGGCATCATTATCTGCGTATATGATAGCTCCAACATCATCCGCGATCTCCTGGATTGCATCCAATGGCGAGCCGTCAAGCAAATAATAATCGATTGTCCCATCGATGCCACAATCAACGCGCGATGCGCCGCAAAGGCGTCCTAGATCGACGAGGATTGAACGTAGGGATGCGCCTTTCACCCACGTCCGATGCGCGCTTTGCATCGACTCTGCAGGCAATGCACTACATGTTACGGCGATTTCATTGTTTAGTATCAATCCATCGACGACGTACCATTTTACGCCGTCGGATTCGACGAACCCGCGAGCTACAAACTCATTAAAGAAGCTCTCTCGATCTGGCAACGACAAGTCATCACCGACGATGAACCCCAAGCGGATAGAGGCATTCGACCGCACAAATTCGTTTATGGCGTATGCGTCTTTGATCTGAATCTTGTTATCGCTACTGGATACGCCGATCGAGACGTCCGGAATAGCATATTGCGCGTCTGAAAGCGACAATTGGTCGTTCCTGGATACGAACTTAGACGTGGAGACACCGGACAGCGTTATGTCGCACTCGATGAGTGGCGACGCCGTACTGGATGCGTCGCTAGATTCAGTAGTATTGACCGACGTAATAGCAAATAACATCGACGGATACGCCGTATACTCGCCGATCTGCAATTGCGCGGCGCCGGTAGATCGCTCCACTGGCAAGTGGGACAGCCTGTCTATCCACTCAGAAGCATTCAGGCCCCAAGCGATGCACGTCGGAACGTCCAAGGACAAACGAACAGACACCTCAGACGCGACGAATCCGCGCGCTCGAACGCGACCGTCGCTTGCTGTCGTCGTCTTGCTCGTCTTGGACCACGAAACATTCGACACAAAGCAAAGCGGAATCTTCAAATCACCAAGAGTCAAGTATTTCATGGCTACCACTCCGCAGCAATAACACGAACAGACGCTGAAGAAATGACACTCGATGCCTCTGTCGTCGTTGCATTGGCAATATCCGACGGGATGATGAGCGATTCACCGCCTTTGAATACAAGGACATGGCTGTATGGCCTATTTGCTTGCCTCAATACGTCGCACGCAAATTCGTCGCCGCATACATTGAACGCCACAGTGTCCCAAGTATCGCCTAGACTCGCCGTGTATTTCATCGGCCCCACCTCCCATTTGCGCGCATCGTCGCTGCAAGACTCGATGCCGTCGTCTGATTCTGCGCCAAATTGAACGTCTGGTTGAACGTCTGGACAAGATTATTTGCTCGGCCGCTACGTGCGAAGTCAAGCGGAATGACCATCTCTGGACCGCGCTCGCCTACTATCGTCGGAATGCTGGCAATGCCTCCGTCTGCGCGCGCATGACCGCTCACGCCGACTTTAATTTTGTCGTCCCCGCCGCCGAATATACCACGGATGGTATCACCCGCTCTATCGAGTCCACGCTTGAAATTCTCTCCTACGTTCTTCTCTTTGAGCCACTTAATAAGCTCTCCCAGTAGGCCAACGAGGGAAAACAGTACATCGAGAAGCGGCTGCATCATTGGTTCAAGCGTATCTACCAGGTCTACTAAAATCGGCAAGGTCTTTGTAACCAGTTTGGTAGCAATATCCAACATGCTATCAATAATTTCTTTGAACTTCTCCGGTCCGACCTTCGTGATTGCCGCGTCGATTGCCTCCAGAACGCGAAGCTGAAGTTCCTGCAATCGCTCTTGCGTCGCTCGCATTCGCGATGCGCGTTCCTCGTTGCTCGTCAACGATAGCGCGTCGCCGCTGTATTGCTTGCTTCCGATTGCGCGCAGAGACTCCCAATTCACCGACTTTATCGCGTTGCCTGCTTGTACACGGTTCGTCTTCGTTAGGCCGCGCGTCCAGTCGAACTTGCTCGCCGCTTCAAATATATCTTCCCCAGGATTCAGACGCGATATAAAGCGATTGTATGCTGCTTGGACCTCGGCCTCATCGTCAAAGGCTCCGCTATTGAGTAGCGACAAATAAACGGCTTCTTGCTGCCGCAAAGGTGCCTTGGATTGCCTACGATTCGACTCGTTCGCCAAATAATTGCGCGCACTGGCTATTTGCTCGATGCTCGCGCCCGTCTCGCGCGTTGATGCTCTCGTCTGGTTCGCAAGAGCAACCAATGCGCTCGCAGATGTCTCTCCCGTTGTCTGCTGGCGGTACAGGGCGGAGATGCCAGGGCTCAGAACTTCTCCGGCCGAAGCCTGCACGAGCTCGTCAACGCTCAATCCGCGCCCCAATACGCTTTGCACAGCGTGGATCGCCTCAACGATGCGCTCGCTATCTGCTCCTGTGATCGAGTAAATTCGTGATACCGCATCGCTAGCCTGGTCCGGGCTCAAGCCTCGAACACGTGCGGCGGCTCTCTCGCGCTCTAACGCCGTATCTGTTGCCGCGCCGGCATTGCCGGCTACCGCGCCGACCGCCGCCGTAGCAATCCCGATTCCGCCTAATGTCGCCTTTCCAGCGAACTTTGCGGCATTTACTCCGGCCTTCGCGCCAAACGAGGCAGCTTTTTTGAGCGCGTTGTATCGTCCCTCAGTGGTCTTTAGGGCCTTTATGAACTCAAATTGCGCTTTTATCTTGTCTTTGATGCCCTTTAGGTCGTCTTTGACAAGTTGCCCCAGCTTTTTATGCTCTTTCGTCTCGGCTTGAACCAGCTTGCTATTCTGCAAGGCAAGTTTGAGCTCAGCCCGTGAAGCCTGGTTGAGCCGCAAAGCCTGTTTCAGCTCATCGTCGCTTAGATCGACGACTGTTTTTGCTATCTTTGCGCGCTCTTTCTCTAATTCTTTGCGCTTTTTTGCGTCTGCTTTGCTGTCGCCTAGCCTGGAAATCTCGTCGTCGATAGCCCGGAGTCGTTCCCGCTGGGCTTTTCCTTGCGCGGACAACGAATATGTCAGGTCGCTTGCCTGCTTTTCCAGCGATTTGATCGCCTTCTTTGATGCCGACTCGAACGCAACCATTTGCGAAGTCGCGTCCTCTCCGCCTCTGGCAACCTCGGCGATCTTCTTGGAAAGCTCCTTCGCTCCGTCCAACGCACCCGAGAAGTCCAGATTACCAGCGCGTTCAGAAATGCTCGCAACCCCGTCGTCGATTTCGCGTATCTGGGCGCGAACCTCATCATCGCCCTTGATCCCGAGTTCTATTTCATATCGGCTTCTTCGCATTTCAGCATCTCCGGATCGATTCTTTGTATATTAAACTAAATGTTTCGTAGAAATCCACAAGCGACATGCGCAAGAGTTCGGTCGCCGATGTATGGAACATCATCGAAATCGCACCGATCTCTCCGTAGGTACGAATAAAAAATTCTTTGAAGTTCGCACCGTCTACTCCAAAGAGCCAACGAAAAAAAGCAAGCCAAACGTCTCCAGCTCTAGCAAGTCATCAAGTGCTAATTGGTCGTAATCGTCCACCGTAAGACCTTCTGTGCCCTTTACCGCTGCAACCCAGGCACACGCGATGCGGAACTCGCTCGATGTCTTGCGCGTCCCCGCGCTCGCGATGATAGAATCTGCAAGCTGATCGACGCTCAGGCCGTTCATCTTGCGCTCAATCCTGCATATCGTTTTGTAGTCAATCGCTGTGAGCTTATCGAACGCGAATTCAATCTCGCTGATACCATTTACAGCTTTTCTCAACTTGAATTTATTGTCCATCTATACTTTCTCCAAGGCAAAAAAATACACAAAGAGCCCGAGATAATCACGGGCTCGTTACATTCATCGACTACAAAATATCATTCAAAGGCGCCCGCAAGTCCTCTCCATTGATGCGAAGAATACCCGCGATACGGTCAATCGCGTAAAGCTCATGCACATCGTTATGAACAAGTCGATACCGGCTAACATTGATGGTAATGTCGCCGGTTCCTGATTGCCCGACTTCAAGCGAATGAGACGGTCCGGATGCTACGATTCCAGAAACAAATGCCTGCCACTTTTCAAGCCCGATCGTTCCGTCCGGGTGGGTGACTTCCTGTCCCCATCGGATGATATACGATGCGTTGCCACTCTGCATGAGCCCATTTGACTCAACGCCTGCTTCAACGCTGATCGTACACGTCATGGCGTCAAGACGCGTCTGGTCTGGAATGTCAAACCCGCCCATCGCTTGGGTAGTATTCGTCGGAAATGATAGCTGAGGCAGCGTAACGCTTGCATCGATGCACGCCGGAGTTTTAGAGGCTACGCCATTTGGAGCGGCATAAACCGTGCAGCCTTTAATCGCGCCGTGTCTGGGAATTTGAACAAGCATGTTTATACCTCCTCTACCAGTGAATCAAGACCCTCGCTCGTGTACGACACACTAACATGCGCGTACTTCAGAGGATTCGTCGTCGTGCACGTGATATTCCATGTGAATTCACCCTTTTGGATACTATCTTTTGGATTGTCAATCGCACGGAACTCGCACGTCGGCTTACCAATTAGCGCACCCTTTGCGACCAATCCATTCAAATAGTCCAGCTGTTCATTGATGATGTCATTTCGCATTTGCAGCGTGAACGGCGAATCAATCGATGCGCGATATTTCAGCTGAAAGCGGTTCGTGATTGAATACAGCATTCTTACGCTGTTATCGAACCGCGCCCGCTCGTCCGAAACAGTGCCCGCCGTAAATAGGCTCGTGTGGTCGCCCCACGTGTGATACGTTCCAGAAAAATTGACGACCGCGCAAACGCCTTCCGCAGACAAGCTCGTCGCCAGGGTCTCACTGATAGGCATCGGGGTGAATAATTTAGAATCATACGAACCCCAAGATTCTGCATTTGGAATAGGCAAATTGCCGCCGCTTCGCGCTGGCGCACCGTACTCTGCATCACTTCGCGCACAAAGACCCGCGCGGATCGCGCTCAACGGCAGAATGTTTGCGCCCGTCTTGATGAATCCCATCGTAACAACGGCATCTTCGGATCTGCAAGGCTTGCCCGTGTGGTCTGCCGCCGCGTCGCAATTCAGAATTGCCGTGGCGTCCCAATGTCCGTCGATCTTTTTGATGCCCGCAAGGATCGTTGCAGCGTCTTCTTTGCTTGTCTCGAATGCACCGTCGATCACAATGCAAGACACTTGCGGATTGCTGGTCATGTATTGTTTAAACGTTCCAAGACAATCGTCAAGAGTAGATCCGCCGCACCAAACTACATTATTGACGCCCGCAGTCACGTACAAGGCATAAGCGCACATGTCACAAGCGCTACTAGGGTTTATCGTCTCTTCGCCCAAATACGCCGACAAATCAGCAAACGTCGCCGCGTTCAATCCTGTCTTTCCTCGTGCCAAGACGGCAATAACAGTATCTGTTGAAACGGGCGTCACGCTCAGGGATTTGCCAAGTTCCCCAAAAGCTCCGTATTTCTCAGTTGCCATGGTCATATCTCCATTAGAGTATATCTTCTAGTTTAGAACGAATGAAGCTCTCTGTATTGCGCATCGCACAATCAAAAGATACTGTACACTCGCACGATGGGTAATTATCCATGTATGATGACGGGGCGTTCAATACAATGTTTTCAATGCGGGCCGCACCTGATAGCGAGATCGTGTTCAATGCGCTGTAAACGCTCTCTCCAAGTAGAAGACAAGCACGGTACAAATCTCGCCGTGCGCCGTTTGCGCATGGTTCTTCGCCAACGCCCATTCGATACGATCCATCGCCGCAATCGAAGGCAATTTCATCGTCTACGATTGACGCATTCGCGACGTAAATATGTACCAAATACGACACTGTATCGATGTCGCGTTTTATCACCTGCAACAACACGCTAGGCGTATGCACGGGCAGCATGTCGCGGTCCAGCTCGCAATCATACGTAAACGTATATACTCGCGGCTTCGTCTCAGTCGCGTCGCTCGCATCATCCGTGCCCTTGTATCGGTACGTCAGAGAATCGAGTTCGGACCGGAGCTCTTCCGCGATATGCTCTGTTAAAGTGAAGATATTAAGCATGACTTAAAGCCTCAGCGCCCCTTAGTACGCGTCAATGATGCGCTTCGAAGCACGCCCATCGTCGTCGCCGTGTCCACAATGCGATAGCCTACCCATGAATCATTCCCTTCCGCCTCGAGCGAGATGAAAACGATCCCGCCCTTGACGAATGAACGCCGGAATGCCTCATCCGTTATATCCTCGAAATATATAGAAAGTTCGTAGACGTTAATGGGCTCTATGTCCGAAGTGAGGACGATCTTGTCAGATTGGAGCGACGCGTAAATCGAATATACGATATTTCCGACCTTAAGGCGAACGGGACGTGTAAAGTCCCGGAATTCGCGCATAATGTCTCGCAAGTCAGTATCTACAATATCGGTAAGTCGCTCCATATCCTGTAAATCCTCGCCTCGTCAGTCCTTTGCCCATCAACGCCTAGCGATATTCCTAACCCGCGGAATCGGTCTTCGTAACCCATCCCCATCGACGATACGGGGCGGGCAATGGCAACGACTCACAACGAACGCTCACTTGCTCGTTGGCGAAGTCGAAGTACTTCGTCACGATGAATTTGCCCGTGTGGCGTACCAAAGCCGCATCGCCGCCATTGACGAATGCGCCGACGCTCGCCTTATTGACCGCGCCGCACAACGTGTGCCCGACGTTCGGGGCGATAACGCAGACGGAATTGTCGGGAAGATACGGCGTGAAAACTTCTTTGTTTTCTGCAATCTTGGTATATGCGCCGCTGTAAGCTACCAGATTCAAAACGTAGCCGCCGAAATTTGCGCTTCCGACATGCTGGGCGTCGAGAATATCCGAATCATACAAGCCGCCTGTGTCGCCGCTATTGATGATTGTGTAATTGATTTGGGGCATACCGTTGCCCATCTTCTTCGTGATGTCGGCGATGAGATGTCCCCACATTTGCGGGCTCATGAGCAAATCAACCGCATTGCCGCCATTCTGCACCAGTTTTCGACACATGGCGCAAACGTCGTCGTAAGGCGTCGCCTCAGCGCCGCCCCATGCCTTCGATTCGTAGATCTGCGGATTCTTGCCGCTGTCCGCCGCCGCGCCCGTGGTCTCGTCGTTAAAGTATTGAACATCGACGGTTACGTCGTTGGTCGATGCCGTCGGGCTCGACTTGTATTGCAATGCAAGCGCGTTTTTCTGCAAAAGCATTGAGCAAAG